TTTATTTATTCTCCTTTATTGTCGTTTGGTCATGTTATCAACAACAGGTTTAGCCATGTCTTGTGCCATGTCTACCATTTGCTGTTGTGCCATTTGTTGTTGCATAGCTTCTTGCTCTTGAGCTAATTGTTCTTGACTCTTAATTAATCCTTCAGTATCAATACCTAAGCTGGTAGCAACACGGGTAAGTAAGTCATTAGCATTTAATACTTGTACTACTTCAGGACTAATTTGTGCAAGCTGTGCTATTTCCATAACAAATTCTCTGAGTTTCTGTAGGTCATTACCACGTCCTAAGGCTTCTATACCTGTGATGATAGTAGGTGCTACAGAATCTTTTGGTAACTGCGGTATCTCATTTGATTGAGACATACGTTTCATTAACACTTGTACTAGAGGTAGTTGAAACTCTTGTGATAGTAAAGAATAAATACCACCCATAGAGGTCTCTAGTTGTTCAGCCATATATCTTATTTCTTGTGCTGTGACACGCTCAGCGTCTCTTTGTATAGCTGTGTGTAATAAGAAAGCGTAAGACATACGTTCTTCTAAACGTCCTATGCTACGCTCTACTATTTGTAAATCGTATTGCTTCTCTGTTTGTAATACAGTTACATCATCTCTTTGTCCTGTAATGATGTCACCATTCCTAGTCTGTGCTAGGTCTCTTTTACGAGTCACTGCATTAGGTCTAACCATAAAGACTACTTTACTTGCAGCTGCTGATGACTCTACTAGTGATTGTGACAGTCCCTCTAGTGACCTTAAGTCTCCTAGAAATTCCTCTACATAACCACGTCCATAGTCCTCACCATCTACTCTTACCATACGTAATGCTTGGTAAGGCATGTTGTCTTTAGGATATGTACCTATAGATGAAGGTATCTTGTGTCCCATAACTTCTTGGCATACATAGTACTTGCCATCAGGTAATCTGTATATATGTGTATATATTTCACAGTCCTCATCTTCTTTATAATCAGGATATTTACCTATAATTTGTAGTGTTTCTTCATCTAATGCTACAGGACTAATGCTTTCTTTAATAACTACTTCTAATAAATTACCTTCTTCATCACGTCTGCATACATATTGTGTTATACCATACACACGCATGTTGCCCTTTTTAGGTAAATATGTTAGTACATTACCACTTACAATTAAGTGTTTTAGTGCCTCGAATACAGATACTCTAAGTGCTAAGTTCTCTATCTTCTTGTGTATCTCACGCTCAATCTTACCTAGAGACTTTTCAATTTCAGATTGTAATTCAGGGTTCTGCTCTAGTTCTTCTTTAGTTTTACCTGATAAAGATAATCTAAAGAAAGGTGAGTTAGGTGGTAATAATAATAATAAAAGTTTAGAAGCTAGGTTGTTAACACCTCTTGCTCCTACTGATTGGAATGGGGTATAAATCTCTGAGCTCGACTCGAAGCCGTCGTCAGGAATAAGGGTTGGAATTGTAAGTTCTGAGCACTCACGGGCTCTATCGAGATAATGTTGGCGGTCTTGCTGTAGCTTCTCGTAGCGTTGCTTAGCAGTTTCTTTCATAATTAACTAATGTTTAGACCTGACCCTGAAGTAGGAATAGATAAGCCTGATGTTTGTAGAGCCTTTGTACCTCTACGTTTAACTTTCTTTTTCTTTTCTTCTTCAGTCATCTTATCTTCAGCTACCTTAAGTGTAGGTGCTATCTCTTCTCCTGATGGTGAAGCGATAGGTGGAGCTGGAGTAGGTGCTGGTGGTGGAGTGGATACTCTTGGGCTACCTGTGCACATATTATTTATCTCTCTCTTTAAGTTGATTAATAAAACGAACAACATCACGTTGTCCAGCCTTGAAGTATATGTCCTTCATTTCATCTGATAAGTCAGGTGACTGCTCAGGATATATAGTATTTAACAGCTTAATAAACTGTGGTACTGTCTTAGGTAGGGTGGTTTCTTCTTCATCCTTGCCTACTATATCTTTTATAAACATATTTTATCCTTCTAAAACGGGTACTTTAAGACCAAAGTGTACCAGTTATTGTTCCTTTATTGTATTCGGTTGCTCTATTCTCAAAGAAATTAGCATGTTCAACACCATTAAGTACCCAGTCTAACCATTCTAATGGGTTATCTTTTACTTTGTAGTTAGGTTTCAATGATAGTTGTAACAGTCTACGGTCAGCAATGTACCTTATGTATTGCTTAACTTGGTCAGGTTCAAGCCCACGAATACCACCTTGTTCAAATGCTAGGTCAATAAACTTATCCTCTAGCTCAACCATGTCTCTACACTGTTGGTAGATAGTGGCTTTGAAATCATCATTCCATACGTTAGGATTCTCTTTGATTAGTTCTTTGAATAACTTAATCATGTTCTCTACATGGTGTGACTCATCACGGATAGACCATGTAACTATCTGACACATCCCTTTCATACGACCAAAGCGTTGGAAGTTAAGTAGCATAACAAATGAAGCGAACAGTTGTAGCCCTTCACCGAACGCAGAGAAACAAGCCATGTCTCTAGCTAGTCCTTCTACACCTTTACCTTTATCTTTAAACAGGTACTTGTGTTTGTCAGCCATCTCTTTGTATTCTTGAAATGCTTTGTACTCAGACTCAGGTAGACCTATGGTGTCATTGAGTAGTGAGTAGCTGTGTGCATGGTTAGCCTCAGCCGCAGCAAAAGAAGTCAACATCATGCGTACCTCAGGTGCTTTAAACTTAGGCATGTATTTATCTAGGTATGCCTGTGCTATATCTACATCACCTTGTGTAAAGAATTTAAGTATCTGATTAATTAGATTCTTTTCAGGGTCAGTCAGCCTTTCGTTCCAGTCTCTTACATCTTCATGTAATGATACCTCTGACGGTAGCCAGTGCATTTTCTGTTGCATGTCATAGGCTTGAAACGCCCAGTCATACGTGAATGGTTTATAGTATGTTCTCTCTTTGTTTAGCATTTATCCCTCGCAAGCTAGACATTCCCCATCAGGAATGATTGTTCGTTCTATCTTTTGTGATACTAGTTCTGCTCTCTTGATTGCTTCCGAGCGACAGTAGTATAGTGTCTTCAATTTTCTTTTCCAAGCCAACATGTGTATGTCATGTAACTCACGGATGTGTACATCAGCTGGAACAAATACATTAACAGATTGTCCCTGACAAATAAACTCTTGTCGGTCAGCTGCATGTTCAATAATCCACTGTTGATTTATTTCAATAGCAGTCTTGAATGTATCCTTCTCATAATCAGACAGTCCTTTCAGTTCTAACACTGACCCTCTGTTAGCTAGTATCTTCTTCCATGTCTTCTCATCATTCATCCCTTTGCTTTCTAATAGTTTCTCTAGGTGTTTATTCTTAACCAAGAATGAACCTGACATAGTCTTCTGTACATAAGCGTTAGCCCTGTAAGGTTCGATAGATGGTGAAGTAGTACCACAGATAATTGAGCTAGAAGCGTTAGGTGCAATAGCTAATAGATGTGCGTTACGCATACCAGTACCAGCCATGTCAGGTGCTTCACCTTTCTTAATAGCTAGTCGTTTAGATTCTTGCACGGCTTGGTCTTTAATGTGTTTAAACATTTGTAAGTTCTTTGACTTAGCCAATGCTGATTCAAATGGTATGCCTTTAGATTGTAGGTACGAATGAAATCCCATAGCACCTAACCCTAGACTACGTTCATTCACAGCAGAAAACTTAGCCTTGTATAAAGTGTCAGGTGCGTTGTCGATAAAGTGTTGTAGTACGTTATCGAGGAAATGAATTAAATCAGGTATAAACATCTTACATGTTTTCCACTCATCATACTTCTCTAGGTTGACTGAAGATAAACAACACACAGCTGTGCGGTTGTCATCAGTAGGTAGAGTAATCTCTGTACATAAATTAGAGTGATGTACTTTAAGACCTAATTCTTTTTGTGCTTCAGGTAGACCTTCATTAACTGTGTCACTAAACATAATGTATGGCTCACCTGTGGCTACTCTGTTCTCAAGTATGCGTTGCCATAGCTCACGGGCTGATATAGTTCTTACTATCTTATTTGTATGCGGGTCAATTAGATTCCAACTATCATCAAACGTTGGTTCTTTAATGCAGTTGTCAATCAATTCCATGAAGTCATTAGATATGTTAATACCATGATGTAGGTTAAGACACTTCCTGTGTACATCACCACCACTAGGCTTACGCATATCTAGAAACTCTATAATCTCAGGATGGCTTACGTCCATGTAAGCGGCATAGCTGCCCCTTCTAGTCTTTCCTTGTGAGAAGGCTAACATCTCTGAGTCTACTACATGTAGAAAAGGTATTGACCCTGACGACTGAGACCCATTACTAGTGCCAGTTCCATCTGAACGAATGTGTCCCCAGTATCCACCAACCCCACCACCGACAGAAGCCAGCCATGCGTTTTCAGTGTAGTGTCCAGTCAGTCCTTCTCTACTATCAGGTACATAATTAAGGAAGCATGAAATAGGCATGCCTCTTTCTGTACCACCATTAGTTAAAATAGGTGTAGCGTACATGAACCATAGCTTAGATGAATAATTATATATACGCTCAGCCATCTCATCATTATCAGAGAAAGCTTTAGCCGCTCTCATAAATGCCTCTTGTGGTGAGGTCTCTTCAGGTAACAAGTACCTATCATGTAAGGTAGTCTTACCAAACGAGGTTAACAATTCATCTCTGCTATAATCCATATCCACTCCTATAATATGTTGAGAGGGTTCACATGTGTGTTCTCTCTAATTAATATATCTATATACTCTTTTGCTTTCTTTAAGTCCTCAAGCTTACCTTCCATATCCTTGTGCTTGGTACGCCAACGACATAGATACTTGATAACATTAGCCTCACAGTATGGTATCTCATTCTCGATAATAAACTGTATGGGTTGTATCTTATATCTTGAGTAATGCTTAGGGTTAATTGCGTCTACTTCTACCTTCTTCTTGGTTGCCATAGTTTTACTTCTCCTTTTTTTCTATTGTAATCACCAGCCCTTAGTATGCGAGCACACCTAGCTTGTTGTAATGCTTCATCTTCTGTGTATCCCTTCTTGGCATAAGCTTGTAAGACTTTGTCCCACAGTTCTAAGAGGGGTACATTAGTATCTGAACCTAGTATCTTCTCAGCAGTCTTGATTCCCACAGTAGGACAGCCGCTGTATCCATCAGTCAAGTCACCAGTCAGTGCCTGTGTCATAAACCAATAGTCAGCTTCGTATGGTGTTATCTTTGTAATGTTAATACCATCAGAAGATACGCCTACTGGTATTTGCTTTAAGTCTTTATCAATAGATACAATAATTTTTTCTACTTCAACATAAGGGTCAGGCGTGGTAGCTAAGATACCTAAGACATCATCAGCTTCTAAGTTGTCCCACATAATACCTTTGTGGTTTTCCATTACGTGCTTACGTAGTAATGGTAGTACTAATGGTTTACGTTTAGCTTTACGATTGTCTTTGTATGTTGGTAGTACATCCTTCCTAAAGTTAGTAGGTGATGTTAAACATATCTTAACTCTGTCTGCCTTTAAGTTTTCTTTCAGGGTCTTGATAGCTTCATCTACTAGACCGCAACACTTGTCCTCGTATGAGTGTAGTGTCCATAGTCCATCACCCCAGTTAACTGCTTCTTCATTTTGAAGAGCGGTCTGATAAATAAGAATGTCACCATCAATAAGTATCTCTCTCTTAGTACCTGTAGGTACTTGTGGTTGTCTCTCTGTCAATGTGTTTCGCTCCAGTTGTCACCGACTTTGTATTCACCAGTCAGTGGTATTCTTAAATCAAAGTACTTGCCTGTTGCTTCGATAGCTTCAACAGCTTTCTTACCTATGATGTCTGTCCAGTCTGAGCCACACTCTACTTGTATCTCATCATGTACCCACACCACTTGGTTAACATTCATGTATCCTTGTATCCTTTTATTAAACTCAACCAGCCAACGTTTGCATACTAGTGCACCACTTGATTGTAGTAATGTATTCAATGCTGAATGTGCTGAGCGTACCTTAACGTTCCTACCATCAAGACCTTTGATGTACCCCTTAGCTGCTGCTGTTTGTACAGCTTCGATAAGTTTACTCAAGGCTGGTAGGTTGTTTAAGAATCTTTGCTTGACTAACTTAGCTTCCTTGACTGACTTACCAGTAACGTCAGCTATCTTCTGTACGCCACCACCATACAAGAAACAATAATAGAAACGTTTAGCTAAGTCTCTTGAGTCTAGACCAGCTAGCTTCTGTGTCTCTGTATGTATGTCACCATCAAGTACTACCTTAGTGTATGCCCCATTGTCAAACTTAGCCATGTAGTGGGCTAACATTCTGACTTCAAGTGCTGATACATCTATACCCACTAGCTTACGATTGAATGGTGTAGTAAATAATTCTCTACACTCTTTACCATAAGGTGCATGAGTACTAGGTACTTGTGCTAAATTAGGGTAGGCATGGCTGGCTCTTGCAGTCACTGTCGAGTTGGTGTTGCAAGTGCCGTGAAGTCTGCCAGCTTTAACAAGCTTCAACCATGCCTGATTACCTGTAGCTAACTGACCAATCCTTTTATCTAAAAGGAAATGTTCAGCGAGGAGTTTCGCTTCAGGATAATCTAAACTGTTTAGTACTGAGTCATCCACCTTTGGTTTACCATCAGATGTATACTCATCAGGTTTCCAGTCATACTTATCTATCAGTCTTTGTGATACGTGTTGTCTACTGGATGGATTAAATACCTCTTCATGCTTCTTAATAAATGGTTGACCCTTAACATATCCTCTAGTCTTGTTGTTAACTTTAGGTATGAATGTGGTCTCTTTAATTATAGGTGGGAATAGTTCTTGTAGTTCCTCTTCTATCTCTAAGCGTCTAGCTTCTAGTTTACCATAGAGTTCTTTAGCTTTATCTTCATCAAACATAAAGCCATACTGTTCCTGTTTAAATATAATCTTAGCAACGTCATGCTCTAGTTCCATAGCCTTAGCTGAATAACCTTTCTTCTCAATAGCGTTGTACAAACCAACGTTAACTAAGACGTCTTGTTTACAATACGCTAACATCTCAGGTGTAAAAGTTTTCCAGTCAGTTTCTATGTGTGACTTGTACTTACCAATGCGGTGTCCCCATGACTCAAGGCTGTGTCTACCTATAAGGTTAGTGGGAAAGTCATTACCACGTTTAAAGTCTGCGTCTCTAATGTCAGGAAATAATAAACGTGTAGCGATAATGGTGTCAAAGATTTCTCCTTTAGGTTTAAACCCATGTAGTTTCTTTAACATAGGTAAATCAAATTTAATTATGTTATGTCCGACCAATAGTTTGGCACGGTTCATTAAAGATAGCTGGTCTTCTGTGTCACCGTCAATTAATTCATTGGTGTCTAAATCATATAAGACAATGCAATGTACTTTAGTTGCTTCTTCTAAGAAACCATCAGTCTCTATATCAAAAACATATCTCCTCTTCATTTTAAATGTTCTCCTTTGCTTAACTGTTTTCTATATTCTTCTAGGTCACGCTTGAACCAAACCTTTTTAGTATCAGGACAGACGTAAACTATTTTTACCCCAAGCTTATTACCCAGTGCATTAGTAATACGTGAAGTAACCCATCCCTTTGGATTGTAGTATGCACATTTGAAATCAATGTAGATACATTCATGTGTCTTCTTATTGATAGCAACACAGTCAATCACACCTTGCGGTGCAACGTTAGTGAATACCCAGTAACCTTGCTCAATCAACCACGCCTTGCCGAACAGCTCAGCCCAGTGACCCTTGTCATTTTTCTTCATAATTTTATTTTAATTATTTTTTGTATTACACAAGTAGGAATAATGGTAGTGTTGCCGACATCTTTTATCTTGCCATCACTATCAATGTTGAAGTCACTAGCTAGTCTAGTCACCTTGTTATCTTTTTTAATTAACCATCCACTAGATATACATATAGGTAGCTCGTCTGTGATTAGGTCATCCATATCACGCCAGTTACTATCTGACTCTATGTCATACCAATACACCATAACAAACTCTCGCTTTATGATATCTAGTTTAGGTAAGTATCTTTTCTTTTCCATTAATGCACGGGGTGTTTCACCACCTCTACCTGTAATGCTCTGTTGTCCCCCTCTTCTACGAGTTGGTCAAGAGCCATGTTTAATAAATCTTCCGCAACCTCAGTACCAACAGGAATTTGAATAATATGATTAGTCTCCTCAGTCTCTTTGAGTGCACTCATAATTATCTGTGTCCATTGTACTGTTTTATATTCCACGTTAGAAGTCGTCCTGTGCATCTCCATCTGTCTCCCGTAAACATCCTGTTTCTAAATCATAGTAGAGTGTACAAGCTTTGCCTGTCTCTCCACTAAACCTGTTCTTAAGAATATTTACTTGAGCCAAGTTCTTGTCTGATTGTAAATCTCTAGACATACTTATTATCATATCAGATAACTGTCCGATTGACGCAGACCCACGTAAACTATTCATTGATACTGCTACTCCATCCTCATAACCTTTGTTTCCTTCAGGTCTTTTAAGATGTGATACCAATATCAGTCCTATCCCTGTCTCTTCTACTAGAGTCCTAAGCTTTGATACTGTATAATCTATAAGTTTACGTTCGTCACTTGTAGTCTCATCACCCACAGCTGACAGTGCCATGTGTAAGTGGTCGAGTATTACAAAGTCAACGCTGCACCCTTTAGCTAAGTATCTTATCTTAGATATTAAATTGTCACTGGCTGTCGAGCCAAAGTGATTGTACAAATAAAACTTACCACTACCCACAGTGCTGTCGAATACTTCTTTAAGTTTCTTATCATCAACACCAGTGCGGTCTAGATGTAATGGCTTACCCATTTCTATTCCCATGATACCCAGTGCACTACGCTTGATAGATTCCTCTAGTGCTATGTAGCCAACGCTGA